TCTACTTCACAAGTACATACTCCGCCATTGATTCTTTTAGCAGAGCAGTCGCATTTAAGTAATGATCTTTTTTTTTTAAAACTCATTGTTCAAATAATTTTAATTGATTGTTTCTTTGTAATTCTGAAATAAAACTGTTAATTTCAGACAAGTAATAAGAATTAACCATAGGAAATAGTAAACCCTTTTGTAAGATATCCTTTTCTCAAACTTTGAGAAATACATGAATCGCACACATTAAGAAATTTTGCACATTCTTTTATTGATTCAAACTCCATATTTATTTCTTCTTTCTTTACTAAAACTTTTTTTCTTTTCATCTTAGATATATCTCTCTTACGATTTACATATATTTCTATATTTTCGGAATGAAATGTCACCCAATAATCTTTTACTTTATATTTTTTTTGTAAACAAGTTAGTATACTGGTAGTAGTAACTTGACAAAAAGATGATACTTCAATAACGGGAATGTTTTCTTTAATTATGTTTTGATTCAAATCATATATATCACAAAATATTTTTGTTCTTGCTTTAGTCATATTTTGAATCCATTCATCACTAAACTTTTTTCTCTTTACTCCTATTTTTGATTGAGATATTTTCTTTTTATGTTCTTCTGATTTAGGTCTCAAACCAATTTGTCTAATTATTTCTTTTTGATTATCATTACGCGGTGCTCCTTTTCTTCCCATATTTGAAGCACTTATTTTCTTTTTAGATTCTTCAGAATGTCTTTTTCTTCCTATAGTAAAAGATTCTAAATTGTATCCAAAATCAGAATTATTACTTTTATAATAGTTTATCCAGTACTCTTCTCTAAAGAGTAACTTATTTTCTTGACAATATTCTACTACTTCAAAAGCAAAGTTATGTTTTCCATATTTATTAAATGCTCTTTGTAAATAGGAATTTACATGTTTTTGTTTACATAAACAATGTTTGTGAGACGTTATTCTTACACTTATATTTATAGAAGAGCCTATGTAAACTTTATTGTTAATTAAGTTTATAATTTTGTAAATTCCTGGTTTTTGATAAAATATTTTTTTCATATTTTGTACAATTTAACATTTAAAGTTAGTACAAAGATAATGGTATTTATATGTATATAATAATATTTTCAAAAAATATAAGTTAAAACATACGTAATTGGTTATTATTTTCAAGATTATGAATTATTTCATAAATTTTTTGTAAATAAAATCTCTTGTCAAGAATGTAATCTTTAAACTCCTTCTCTTCGTAATTATTAAATAATTGTACTCCCCATCCTTTTAACATGTTGTCAGGTTTAGATTTACTACTTTTTAATTTATAGAGATAAGGAGCATTCTTAGATACATAAAATCTATTTAGTCTCTGTTGTTTCTGATTGTTCCATAAAACCTGATAATCTTTACTTACCTTGAAAGAAGCACAGAAATCATAAATATGAAGTCCGTAATTTTCTGGATTTGATAACACTTGTTCAGGTGTTACTCCTTGAGTAAAATAAATCTCTAAACATTTAGGAATTACTAAAAAGTCTACAGAACTTCCAAGTTCAGGATTGGTTACAAACTGTCCTTTTTTCTTTAAAGAACCGTTTTCAAGAATGGCTAAATAAGAATTTACATTTGAGTAAATAATCTTTTTATAAAATTCTCTTTCAAATGTAACATTAAACTTGTCTTCTGTTTTCTTTACCAGACTAAGATATAAATCTAAGTCAGTCTTCTTTACTTTTGCTTCCAAACCATCAGTATTTACACTGATAACTTCTATTCCACTTAAGATACATTGTTCTATTAACCACAAGAGAATTAACTGACCTCCACATCTAACTTTCATAATTCCTGGTGGATTATAAAGCCATGAATGTTCCATATCTAAAAGACCTGAAACACCATTAAGAATCAGTTTGTAAAAAAGGTCTTGTTGAAAAAAAGAATTCCATTCGTCAGAACCTTTTTTAGTCTTTTTAAGACCCGGTTTAGTTTCAGTGATTCTTTTTTGTTTGAATTCTGTATAAGTCCCAAGAACTTCAGGAAACCTAAATGCTTTCCAGTTTTCAATGTTAGTGGGATACATTGCTCCTATGTCGTCAGTAACTATCAGGTATTCATCATCAGCCTCATAAATCTCATTCTTGTTAATAGAATGAATTCCACCAACTCCTACTGAGATTTTAACAGGATGTGTTGTACCTACTACAAACTCTTTACTAAAAGTATCTACAGCATTTTCCCATTCTTTATAAACTTTTTGAAAAACAGGTGTTTGAAAGTCAAAATCAAGGTCTGCAAATAGTTCTTTAAAGTAGATGGTAGGTCTTTGAAATCTTAAGTTTCTTGTTTTGTTTTTATCTTGTCCAGTTATCTCACAGTAACTTTTTAAAAGAATTTCAGAGGCTATCTTAGGACTATCCATAGACCAAGCATTGATTTTATAAGACTCTGTAATGTGCTGTCTCAACTGAACAGTACCTAGATTACCAAGAGAGACTTTACCTTTTCCTGTAAACTGGTCTGTAAGTAATTTAAGAATACCTAAATCATGAACCAAGTTATAAGTCTTAATCTCCTCTGACTGTTTTTTAGTTAAAATAGTATTAGGATCATACGGAAGTTCCATAACTACAGGATAGTTCATTTGAATTCCTAATCCTTTAAGACTTATTTTCTTACTTAATCTAAGCATCTTAGACCAGTATAAAAACAAGTCTATATCAATCCACTGTTTGTTAAACTCGTACCTGTAAGGTTTCAACTCCTCATAGTAGACATCGGAATCTATAACTTTATCTGAAAATCTCTTGATTTCAGAGTTTATATAACTAATAGGAGCCTGTTTCCAATAGTAGTCATTTAGATTCCTTTTAATAAAGGCCAATACCATGTTATCATAATGAATAGTATTAAACCCTATTACAAAACCTTTATAATTTTTTAACCATTCTCCTAATTCTTTTCTATCATCTCTCCACTCTGAAATCTCAAAGTAAGAAGTTTCTCCTGTGTAGTAGTTTTTCAGACCTAACATGAAGAAATTCTGGTATGTTTCACAATCAATAAGTTTTCTTTCCATATATTTACACATCTTCTGTCCACACAACAGGAATAAATAACCAGCCAAGAATAGGTATACAAATAAGAACTATCGTAAGTAATATTCTCCATATAATTTTTGACCATTTTGGTTCCTGTGGGTCTGGAAACGAATTATAATTTATATTCCAATAAGGTATCATTATATAATATTTTTTACAGTGTATTTTTTATCATTTAAGTATTGTGACCACATACGTTCAATTACAAATACTAACATTGGATAATAATCCAGACCTGTGTACATCTTTAATTGGTCTTTAGGGAGACCTGCTTTGTATTCAGAGTCTTTATTGGCTAAATCCCAAAGTTCTCCCTCAAGTAATTCTAGTGCAGGTTTGATAATGTTATCTACATAATCTTTGTAGATGTGTTTTTTAGCCACTACAAAGTTTGAATAAATCACTTTAGGATTGTCTTTGTACATCAATCCAAGCCTGTCACAAAGAGTCTTAACTAAGAATTTAAGACCCGGATGATGACTTTCTGAATAATTCATATAAGAAGGATTGGGAAGAGGTCTACAGAATGTGTATATGTCTTTGTCCTTAACCAGTCTCTCTAATTTTTTATCAAACATTCCTGTTTTCATAGGAAACTTCCAAGACAAAATTCCTACATATTCATCATCCGCTACGTTATGTAACATATTGTCAAAAATATCCAACATAACATTATACTCGAACCTCCAACTTTTCTGTCCTGCACTATTTACTTTGTTTAAGTAAGGCCAAAAGAATGTAGGTTGTTCTTCTTTGTACTTGATTGAGAAGATATTATGCTTAGGATAATGAGAAGGTTCATCCTTAATCTTCATTACTATGTCCACTCTTGGTTCAAGAGCATCTCTTACCCAATCTGTTTGACTAATTATCTCATAACTGGTCTGTTCTTTCAGGTTCCATAGCCTTTCCTTATCTTTAATCAGATCAATTACATGGTCATACCATTCTTTTTCTTTATTTACAAAAAGATGAGAAGAAGGTATCAAGTCACTTTTATCTCTATAAAGGTGATCTAATACACATACTGTTTTAGAACAGGCTGATTCAAATAATTTTATAGAAGACTTTGACCTGTTGAACTCATCATCTCTTAAAGGACATAGCATTATATCAAGTTCATGGTAAACTTGCATATAATTAGTAACAGGTCTGTTTGGAATAAAAGTAGCAAAAGAATAATCTTTATAGATTCCTTTTGCGTTAGGGTCAATACCACTTATGATAAGTTCACAAGTATTCCTGAATAAGGGATTTGTGGTTAATTTATGTAACCAAGGTCTGATGTCTTTCCAGTCATAAATATGACTGATAGAACCGCTTATACCTACTCTAATTTTTCGATTTAAAAAATCTTCTTTTTCTTCTTGTTTAAGAATAAATTGTCCTTCTCCATAAGGAACTCTGTTGGGTATTACAGTTACATTTTCATTAAATTGTAATACTTCTTTTTTTAGTTCTTCTGTGGTTACAGTAACCCAATCTGCTAAAAGACAGAAATCTTTACTGTAAGGCTCGATTTGTATTTGAGATAAATAAGAAGGATTTGTTTTAGGTATAATCCACGAATCATCCAGATCAAAAACTATTTTAAATCCGTATTTTTCTTTCCAAAGAGCAATTTGCCAAGGCCATACATTTATGTATCTGTTGATCCATATTATGTCATAACCTTGACAAAGTTGCTCTGTTAGTTGTGTTGAAAAATCAGCCTTCAGATAAGAAAGGGGATTTAAAATACGATGGTATTTAGAACCACTTAAGGGTTCATTGAGAATTCCTAGTTGTTTTATCATTTGTGTATATATTTAAAAACACACAAAAGTAACAACTATTTTAATGAAGATATTCTTCATCTTCATCTTTTGTTATTCTTTCCAAATCGTATCTTCTGCTTTCTTCATTTTTATCTTTTTGGTCTTCTTGATTTTCCTCTTCTATGATTTCTTCTTTTTCTTCATCTTCTGGACCTACCATATCGAAATCAATTTTACAATTAAAAATAACAAAATAAGCACAGTCAAACCTAAAAGAAAGATAGTCTGCTTTTTTGTTTTTTCAGGATCAGTTATTTTCATATTTCAACTTTTATCCACGAAGGATGATAATAATTTGATGTATCGCAATGTCCAAAGTTTCCTTTAGGATTGAATACTTTTCCACAGTGAATCACTTTAGACCAAGGCTTATTATAAGTAGCAAGCCATGCTATCCACCAACTAAATGTAGAATTTCCTATAATCCAATCATCCATCAATGTTCCAAGTATAAATTGTTCTACTGCTTTTTCTGAATGATAATGCTTAAATCCTTCTGCGTGTGTATGAGTGTTGTTAGGTTCAGCATAGTAAAAAGGATAATCTTTGAATATCTTTTTAGCCTGTTCTATATCATCACTAAACACTACTACTTTTCTTTCTTGCCAAGGAAATTCTTTAAGAGCCTTAACATACCATTCGTGTGGAATTTGGTGGAAAGTCTGATTATTAACAAAGTCCCCAAGCCTTATACTAATTCCAATAGTAGGACAGTATTCAGAAGAATCAAATAAGTAAGAATACTTTTCTTTTACTTTTTCAATTTCTTCTTGTTTAATCTTAAGACTATTATAAACTGCTTTATCATAACCCTCAAACCATTTAGCAGACTGAAAGAAAAAATCCAATGAAAATTGCATATTTCTTTCTTTAAAATCTTGGCTAAATAAATCTACCCAATCTTGCTCTTCTTGTGTCCATTCCCATTTACGAGGTCTAATCATTTCATCTATATAGACTTCTGGACTGTCATAAATTTGAGGAGGAGTTGCTAAGTATTTCCATAAATAATAATCAGGATAAATTACTTTACAATTATGTTTTTTACAAAGTGCTTCAGAAGCAGCATACTTGAAAAGAAAATTCCCAAGCCTGAGATGTTGACCAAATAGTTCGTGATGTATCATAAATAGTATTCTTTTTGAATTACAAGACATTGATTAGAGAGACAAAGAGTTATTTTACCTTCTTTATTTAATTGCAATAACTCTGTTATTTTTTTCACAGCCTCTTCTTCACTATTAAAATCATTAAGTTGTGCTACAAACTCATAATCATTATATTCGTCTATTAAATAATAACTAATATCCAATAACCTTAATGTCCAAAAACACTCATTGTTTATTACCAGCAGTTCTTTTGTGTATATTTTGTATTTGACTGTCATGGCTTTGTAAATTGTATAGAAATATGTTTAAATTTAATAACTCCGTTTCCATCAGCACGTAATTGAATTTCTGCTCTTTTTACCATTTCTTCAGTAATAGTAACTTGACCCACAATACTATCTTTTTGATTAGTATCTCTATAAAAACAAGCGTCTTTTCCTTCTCTGTAGAACTTACCTGTTTCTAAATGACCCACCCAAAAAGCCACATATTCATATCTTACCAAACCAAGTAACATCGGAAACTCTTTTAATGAAGCATGATTAAAGACTTTTATAAAAGTACAGTGTCTTTGACCACTCATGTCATATAAAGAATCAAAACCTTCACATGTTAATCTGATAATATATTTTTTTTCTACAATCTCAATAAGCGTTTCTTTAATAATTTGTTCTGTAGTCATATCAGTCCTTTTTCGTACAACATTAGTTCTACTTTTTCCCAATCTACATAAGGTCTATCGCCATTTTCAGGATAAATTAAAGGACAACCAAGTGCTCTATCATCTATATATAAATGAGCATAGCATTTTGGAGATCGTGTCCATTCTTTTTGTGTGGGATCACATTGTATTCCATAAAGAGGAATATTGTTATTTTCAAACCACTTGACTGCATCTGTTAATCCAGATATAAATTTACCTGATTCAACTCCACTCTCACATCGCATTGTCCAAAGAATGAGTTGATGTCCTTTTTCTACTAACTTTTTAAGAACAGGAGCAGCCCCAATATCTTTACCTGCTTTAGACATATCATGTGTCACACAAGTACCGTCAAAGTCTATCGCTATTACCATTTTGATGTATTTTATAAAGTTCTAAAACTTCTTTAGTTGTATAAAATTTAGGATTAGTCCTTGAAAATTTACGAGTTTCAATCCATTCTTGTTTTTCTTCAAGTACAGACACTTGAGGTGTAAATCTTTGCCTTGTATCTCCATCATATTCTGGTGGTAATCTTTCTATTACCCAATCTAAAAATTTAATTACTTGTTCGTCTGTCATGTTTCAAGATCAAGTGTTGGATTACTAAGATCAATTCCTAGTATTCCTAGTGAACCGAATGAATTTTTATCTGGTGTATCAGAGTCATCATCTTCAGAATCTCCTATACATTTATCTTCAAACTCATCTAGATGTCCTGTTTTTAGGCATTTAAGACACATGTGAGTATTTTTTTCTAGGTCAATAATAGTTAGGGAATGACTCATACCCAAATAAATTTAAAAAACCAATATACAATGGCTCCAAATATAATTGCTCCTATAATTGTGAATATTAAATCAGAATCAAATGTTTTAGGTTGATCTTCAGAATCTTCTAAAAAATAACCTTCTGGCATTCTTCCTGTTCCATTACAATTATAACAAGTCATTTTTACATTTTCTCCAGTTTGAAAATTGTAATGTTTTATTTCTCCGGTCCCTTTGCATTCAGGACATTTAGGCTTGCTCATTTCTTTTTAATTATGATTTGAGAGTGATGAAAATGAATTGAATCTATTTCTTTGATCCAATCCGGAATATTAATTGATTGAGGAGGATTGAATGTTTCCTGTCTTTTAAGATTTACATAATATACCAGTTGAAACATATAAGTAAATATAGTTTCGTATGCCATATTGATAAAAATTGATTCGTTATCATAAGATATAACATCGTTACCTTCCCAAGAAGGCCAAAATGCTGTAACACAGTCTTCTATACAATACAATCCTCCTTTACTAAGATGCGGAAATAAAATTTCAAATGATTTAATAGTATTAGATTGAATGTGGCTTGCATCATCTATAATAATAAATGGAATCCCAAAGCCTAATTCTTTCATAATAAACTCTCCGTTTGTTTGATCTGCTACAAAAGTTTTAACTCTATCTCCTTGATAAAGTTTAGTAGGATCATTATCTATTCCTATGATTTGAGCATTAGGAAAATATTCAGCCCATCCAAATAAGTCTTCTCCTTCTCTATTTAAGGAATTTTTATCTCCAAGACCTAATTCAAGAAAAGTGAAATGATCTTGTCTAAAAGGCTCAAAATAAGACTCGTAAACAGGAGTATAGTTGTGATATAAACTTGCTTTATCTGTCCTATAAGACAGCATTATTTCATCTAATGATTTCATTTTTTAAAATTAAAAGACCATTATTTAATGGAGAATAATAATCTACTTTCCATTGAGGATTATCTTGTAGAAACTCAAATATAGCAGGGACAATCCCTTCTATAAATCGAGAACCTGTTTCATAAGGAGATTCATTACGATTAGCATAACTAACTACATCATGAAATCCAATAAACTTTCTTACGTTAGGAGAGTGCATCTTAAGTTCTTTACTAACAGCATAGTAAGAATGCTCACCATCAATAAATAAAAAATCACATTCAGGTATAGGTTCAATAGTAGAATCTTGAAGTCTGAATTGCCAATAACATCCTATGTGGTTAGCATACTGCCGAACATCTTCAACTACTTCAGGCATAGGATCAATGTCATAAGATATTACATTAAGGCAACCTTTAATGAAGGCTCTTACTGCATTACTGGTCCTCCCTAAACCTATCTCTACAACGCTATCACTTTGTAAAGAGTATTTAAGAAGTACGGTTAAATGTTGGTTAATATCACTTTCTGTTATTACTGCTTGTTCAAATGTTTTCATCAATATCCTAGTTTAATAAATTGTATATTAGTTACTATTGAATTTCCTTTATTAGAAAATTCAATTTCTTCTCTCATCTCTTCTATCCAGTTATGAAAATCTTTTAATGATTTTTCAGAAGAAAATGTTTCTCTTCTATCTTGCTCTGAAAGATGCCCTCCAGATACAGTTTTAAATGTTGCAAAAAATATTGCCTCTTTCATTTTTCAACTTCTATTGATTGTGAAGTCATTTCTTTATGAAAAGTAAAGAAATCTTTTGGTTTATCTTCAAGTTTTTCAAGTTCCCATGCTTCATTAGGACTCAATCCTGATATAGGTTGAGTCTTTTTAGCCTCTTCTTCTAAATCAGAGGCTTTATATTTACTCAGGATTGATAGGAGATTCATTCATTAATAGTTTAACTGTGCTAAATACTTTAGTGTAAATCCATGTAATACTATTTCCTATTGGAATTGCAAGAACCTCTGCTATTTCGTACATGAAATCTGTTTTCTTATAATATTCTAAGTGCAGTTTTTCTATAACTTTCATTAATTGATTCCAGTCTGAATCAGGTTGCCATAAGATGGGTTTACCATCATATTCATAAAACATCCATTTATCATGTAAATCATTCCAAGTAACACTATTTTCTAAATAGTCAGCGAGTAGTTTGTTTGATTCTTTCATAAAATTCATCCAATGTGTTTTACTTTGTAAGTATTTGGATTTTTTAATCTAATTTAGTCTAATGTAGAAAGGAATTTCTAACAATTTGCCCGGTGCATTCATACTTTAAAATGCTGTTCAAAATACTCTTTTGCTTTCTGTTCTGAATTTACATATTTGTCTTGATACTGTTGGACTTGAAATCCTCCTTCATTAGCCCAATAAGCATGATGAAAGTCTTTTCTATAGTCTATGAACTTGTAGCCTTTCAAGTGCATTGCCCTAAACCAGTTAACACCGGAATCTTCTGAAAATTGTCCAAATAAATCTTCTTTTCTGTCTACTGGTATTTCACGATTAATAATACATGCAAACTCGTTAAGTCTACACTCAGGAACAAGTTTTGGTATTGTAGGATGAAGATTGTCTTTTCTTGTTCTAATGTGTGGTAGTTTTAAATTATGAATATCTTTCCAAGAAGGATTCCAGTCATTCCAGTGTTTGCCCCCACCACATATATTAAATGCAGGGCAGTTATGACACTGGCCCACCTCGCCAATACCAGCCAAAATACTATTAGGATTGTTTAATTCATAATTATCTATTTCACAGAGCATATTCCCAATAATATCACCAGTGAAAAGAACATCATTATGACAAATAAAGATATATTTGTTGGTGTCTTTATCAATTGCATATTGATGTCGAATCAATGAATAGGGAACGTGAGAACAATGAACAGTATAAGGGTTTATATAGTGTTTTTGTTTATAATATTCTATTTCTATATCATCAAAATAATCTAATACCCATTTGCAATCTTTATCATTAAATGGAGTTACCGATTCTTCTATTATATAGATTTTACCAATATGCTGTTTACTATGTTTGAGTAAACTCGCAATTGTACATCTTAATTGTTCTGATTTCCCAAAAGATTGTATTACACAGTTAATTCTTTTACCCATAAGTTTACATCTTTATTAAATTTTTCGTGTTTTCTTGTTAAATAAACAGTAGCGTTATTATACAGATACTCAAATATTTTTTTAATTTGATTATTTCCCACATAATGAAGAACTGTTGTAGGATGTTCTCGTTTTTTCATTGTTTCAAGTGCCGTTTTATTTAATTGACACTTGTTAATTAAAATCTCCTGAATTCTTTCTATTAATAAAGAATGTCCAGCAATCCTAAATCTTTTTTGTTTGCTCTTTTTATCTATGGTAATACTACCATCACCATCAAAGACTCCTCTTATAAAATGAGGATAAAAATCTTCCGGTATAGGTGGAAAATATGTTTTATGTGCTTTTTTAGGAACTACTCCCCATTTACTCAAAACTTCACTTATTATTTTACTTTGTAATTTTATTCTTGATGTATCTTTATTACCATTTTGTCCTCGATTTCTTTGTATTTTAATAGTAGATGACATGTCTTTCAGTAATTCTTGTAAAATATATTCATCTTGTCTTTCAACTAAAAAAGAAAGACCTTTATGATTACATCCATCTGCAACAATAAAACCAAGAAAATATGCTTTTTTCTCAGTATTTATCTCATCAAAATACGATGTGTCGTATTTGTGTAAAAGTTTATTTTCTCTTGTTCTAACTGTTACACCACATCTTCTTAACCAAGTAGATATTATACTGCTCTTAACATCATATTTTTTCCCTAAAGATGTTGCTGATGCTCCTCTGTTGTATTCTGTGATTATATTAACAAGTCTGTTTTCATCCGCTAAGAAAGGCTTTTTGTTTGAATATTTACTCACATTATTAATGACCTCTCTAATTTTTTCTAAATCTATTTTTTGCATATAGTATTTTGTGATTTTAATAATAAGAATATTTACCAAAGAGTCAAAATATCTTCATTTTACTTCTTTTATAATTAATAAAATATTAGATAATGCTGTATCAATGTCTTCCATTTGTTCTCCTGTGAGAACATCATCGTCCACAAGTTTTTTCAATTCCTCATATTGATCTGAATAATGTGTAGAACTTGTAATATCATTGGTAGTAATCCAATAACCTACAAGTGTTTTGACCATTTTTGCTATTTCAATCTGTTTGTGTGTTGGTTTCATCTTCTACTTGTTTTATTGTTAATTTATTTCCGAACCATCTGAAAGCAAAGTCTAATCCTCCTGCTTTTTTACTCCATTCTAATTCTTCTTCAACTCTCTTGGCAAGATCATAAGTAGTAAAGTTTCTACCAGTTACTTTACGATTAGGTAAAGTATTTAGAGTGTCAAGTATATCTTCTAATAGTTCTTTCATTTTGTCCAGTAATCTATTTCTTGTTGAGTTAACCAAGGTTCGTGATTCATAGTCATGTTTTTAATGTATTTAGTCTCTCCCTTTATGTCAATAGTAGTAAAGTTAGACTGTTCAATCCAGTTAAGGTATTGTTCCTTTTCTTCTATATTTTCAAATTCAAACCACATCCATACCTGATCTCCTACAGTTTGAGGTATCCATTTATCATTTTTACATTTGGTAGGTTTGATTTGTTCCCACACATCTTGAGGGTGTTTTACATCATACATGTGTATTCTAAATGCTACTGTATTTTCTTTAATCATTTTAATCTCTATTTAAGTAGCACCTTACAATTGATACAAGTATAAATAATATCATAAGTGTTGTCATAAAATTAGTTTTTTGGGGATTTTAATTCATGGAAATATATGAATTTTAGGATAATCGGATTCCTTAAAAGATATAATTGGAACAGACTCCCATTTTTTATTAGTAAAAAAGTATTTACTGCCTGATTTCAGATAAGTGAAACCTCCTGTTTCGTCATTATATAATTTATCATCTTCTACTCTGTATGGGCCGTTAAAATCCAATATACCAATTCGTTCAGATAATATTACTATTTTCATTATTTTTCAATCTTAACAACAATTGGTACTTGGTCATAAATTGTCCATGTCATATAAGAGTTTTTAATAGACAATTTATTTGATATTGTATCAAAACTTACTGTACTTCCATTTTCGTCTGTGCAGTAATACATTGTACCTTGTTTAATCATACTTACTGGAAAATTAAATGCCAGCAATTTAGAATTTTCATGTACCGAGTAAATCTCAATTACATCGTGTCTAACTTTAATTTCCAATTTAGCATGATAAATCTCTACAGTATCAACTCTGTCTACTGTTTGAAATACAGATTCAAAAGTAGCATTTTGACCTGATAGAAAGAAAGGAAACAAAAGGGGAAGGATAATCAGTTTTAATTTCATAAAATATTTTTGTGCAAATGTAATTAATGGCAACTTTGATTCCAACTATGTTGCTAAAAAAAAAGTAAGGGCGGGAAAATTACTTCTCCCTACCCTTATTAAAAGACAGCATTCATTCATCGTTTTGCAAAACCTTCATTTTATTATGCTGATTTTTTACGACTTTTTTTAACAGAAACTTTTTCCACAACTTCTTGAGCCTCATATTCTTGTTCTGTCATTACTTCATTGTTGGCTACAACTTCTACAGGTGCTTGAACCATAAGGATGTGGTCTTCAACTGCACTTTGATCTTCAAGAGCAGTTACAAGTTCTCCGAAAGATTTTACTTCCATTTGAGCAACTTGCTCAGGGTATCTTGCTTCCATTTCATTGTTAACGAATGTAGCAATATCCAAGAAAGTATCTTCATTCATGTGTTCAAAACACGAACTAAGTGTCCCCCTTTTTAATCCTTCAAACATAAAATGATTTGTCCGAATTGACAACTCTTTATTAGACAAATGAGCAGGATTTACTGCACAAAAGATTCTTCCTTTTTGAGTGATATTACCCTTGTCTGAGATCAAACCATTGTCTACAAGCCACTTGACTTGATTATCAAATGCTCGGTTTTTAAAAATTGATTCTGCAAAATCATCAAAAGGTTTTGCGAGTTCTTCCTTTTGATTACGAAAATAATCAGCACTAATAAGTGCTTGCAGTAATGAAAATTGTGATGGATACAAAATCATCTTTTTGTTTTAAATAAGTTAAAAATAGCAGGATACCTATTACAGTATCCTGCTTAAATGAATCGGTATGGGATTAGGTATTAGGGGCCTACTTTTTCAGCAGAAGTTACTTTTGGGTCAGCATTTGCTGTACCTGCATCAGAAGTTTCACGCTGAACAATACCTTGGCCAAATTCTTTCAATTTGGTTACTACTTCAATAGTGGATACTTCACCCACTACTTCGTAACGATACTGCTCACCATACTGTTTGTCAATTCCAGTGAGAACAAGACGAACTGCATAATTGAAGCCTTCAAACATACCAGCCCGTTGAGCCACTGTACCAGAGATAACTCTGGCATTAGCAGGAAGAGTACCGTTGTAAGAAGTGAGGACTACTGGAGCAAGACCATTTTTGTCTGCTGTTGCAGGACGTGCTGTGCTGCCATTGAACTGGTTTACTTTTACTACGAAAAACATTTGTACTGAAATTAAAATTTGAACTTAAGATTGATTGTATAATAAAACTCAACTCACAGGTTGAGTAAAATGATTTGTTGTTTAATGTTTTATCTTTTGAATATTCTGCTCTAAAATAGTTTGAGCAGAGTCAATTTGAAGTATTCTTTCAATATTCGAGAGACTGATATCCACATACCCATTTGCTCTCCATTTAGGTTTTCCATTACTAACTTGGAAGGAACCTTTAGAACATCTATAAGATGTTCCTCCGATTTCTTCTACTCTTAGCATTAAACCACCTTTATCTTTCCCTTTTACTTTATACTTTTTAGTAAGTATAAAGTCGCCTACATTTGGTTTAGGGGTAAACCAACTCTTTATCCAGTTAAACATAATATTAAATTAAAGATGGTTTTTTGGGGCTTTAAACTAAAATTTAAAAGTTCACAGCAGTAGAAGCAGAACTGCTTGACACACTCTGACTTACAACTCCCATTTGCTGTCTGATTTCTTTAGCAGTTGCGCCTACTGTAGAAAGACATTTGTCAGGGTTAAGTCCCATTTCTACGCATGCTGCACGAAATTCACTTTCGTTTCCTACACCAAGCATATTAATAGTAAAAGAAGACCCTACTTCGGCTTTACGCAATTCTTCAACTCTTTCACGAATTTTACGTGAAGAATCTATTTTACTCGCATTATCAGCACCATCAGTACAAATAAAAATATTTGTACGAACGTTAATACCTTGATCTTCAAGGTCTTCACGATACTGTTTTACATGTTCCAAAGCCTCCCATACAGCATCATAAAGAGCAGTAGTTCTATTTGGATCAACAAGTTCCAAATAATTATCAGGAAGATTAAGAATAGGCATGAATCCACTCTTATGTTCTACTACGTTGTTAAATTCAATGCACTTAACAACAATGTCATTTTTACGATGAGAATTCTTAAGTTCTACCATGAACACATCACGAAGTGCTGTATTCATCACATCCCTAAAAGAATCTACTGATCCGCTTTTGTCAAGTACCACAACAAACTGAATTACATCAGAAGTTTGATTTGCAAGTTGATTAGGATCAAAGTTTTGGTTGAAATTTTGAAAACCTTCCATTTTTATTTATACGTTTGTTGATTGAGTGAAACGAACTCCTTGTTTTTTAGCATCTTCATAAATAGAATCTACATAAGTGTAGAAATCTTGAGGAAGGTCAGGTACATCGCTCATGCAGTCTTCAAGAACTACAATTTTAGGAGCCAGTTGAGGAGCAATCTGAAGCATTTGACGAAGGGAATTGGCTACACAATGAGTACGAGCCTCTCCTACTAAGTAAATAGTGTCATGTCTTTCAAGTGTTTGAAAAACACCTTGATTTATTTGAGTATTCGGGTCATTGTTAGGAACATTGGCACGGAAAATACCAAAGTGTTCTGTCATTGGATGAACCCCTTTGTTTATAAAGTTAACCCATTTGAGATTCTTACTCATCCACTCTTGAAGAGCATTGAAAAACACAGGATACAAAGCATGACCAGTTGAACCAATCAAACAGTGTTCAGGCCAAATAAAATGCTGAAACTCACCATTAGATTCAAGAGATTGTACATACTTGAGAGAACCTACAGGGTCTACCCTTGGTACATACTTGCCATTCTGAATATCATCTGCGGTAATTAAAGTGAAAGGATTCACAAAAGAACCATCTGCGTTAGTCCACCATTTAGGATGACTAACATCCAAATTATAGTGAGAGTCTAAAGAAGCAAAAATTGTGTTAGGATTTACCTTTTCTACAAATTTTGCAATTCTTTCTGCATCTTTAGTTGCTCCTGGTACTCCAAGAGCAGCATTTGGAATGTCCATAAAATCATTCTGGACATCAATAACAATTAATGCTGTTTGCATCGTTTATTTTGAATTTAATAAGTAAAGTGATTGATTCTCCAGCATAACAATGCCAGAGTTTGTTGAAAATAAAAGTGAACTGCGAGTTGAATCACAATCCAATTTGGTAATCATTGTTCCATCTTTGTAAACTCCAATGAACCCATCATCAGGAATAAAAATCATGTCGTTTTTCACACAGAAATGTGGAAGATAATCTAATTCTAAGCCTGATTCTAACTTGTGATTAGAAGGTTTCATCAGAATAAACTTAACCTGTCCCTTTTCAATAGTTTCTACTACACAATAACCGCTAAAATACAAAGCAGTTTTAGTTCCTTGAGGAACCTCAAACATCGTATAAGTATTTCTAACAGGAATGTTGATAAATTTCTTTTTACCAAAGTTTTGAATAGGACAGCCATTGAATAAGATTGACTTAGCAAATACAGGAGTTTGAGTTTTCTCTACTCCTACAAGTTGGTTATCAATATTATAGTTCCATTGCAAGTCTCTATCATAGTCTACTATCATTAATGAATTACCATTGTGGTAATAATGATAGTTAGAAAACTCTTGTTCTGGCCCTCTAATTGAACAAAGTTTGTTATCTTGTAAAATAAGAACTTTGTCATTTCCAGGAAATACTTCATCATCTGGTTTTACAATTCGCAAATCAATATGTTTAGTAACTCCTTGAAATTTAGTCTCAAGTAAAAACCAACCTGTTTTAGTTTTAACACTTAACAAGTTACCAGAAGACCTTACCTTTAGAACATCTTTAAGAATCTCTCGAATGTTCATACTTGTGCTCGTAATTTGTTTAGTAACTACAAGATTGGTAAGTTGAACACCTTTAAAATTTACAAAGTACCTTCTTCCTTTAAAGTTTTCCTCGAATTGAGGAATAACTATAGGGTCTGGTGCTTCATAAGCATCAGGGATTTTAACTCCTTGAATTTTAGTAAGAATACTCTTTGCCTGTCTAACTCTTTGTTCAAAAGGTATTGGGTTTGGGTCTTTCGGGATTACCCATTTAAAAGGGTGTACATAAGTAGTTGCCCAAAAAGTTAAAATGTTATAAGCCCAAATATCTGTGTTTTTATCAACGTTGGTAGTGGTCCAGTCTTTGATTTCGTTAATTAAAATACCAGAATGAGGCTGTACAGGAGTAGCAAATGAATCTACATCACAAAACAGGATAGAACCGTCTTTCTTTACAAAGATATTGTACTGGTTTAAGTCTCCTATTACAACTCCTTTAGAGTGCGCAAATTCAACAGCATCTTTAAGATTTTCCAAAACCTTGATTTTGAATTTCTTATCAATGTTATTACTATTGCAAAAAGATTTATTGAACAGATTATTAAATAACCAATACTTATTAAGGTCCACATACTCCATTTCAAATCCTGCTACTAATCCAGATTGAGTATACCATATTCCAAGAGGCTTTACAAATCTGTCATCCAAAGAATTAAGAGTTTGTAAGTGGTCAGCAAATTTTGCTGGTCTTGGTGTAAAATACACTTTAACTACATTCTTTCCATTTTCTAATATTGATCCTTCTCCACCTGCTGCAATTTGTTTTAATTTAGATTCATCAAGAGTCTTTGTTTTATTATATAGCATAACTTACAATGGTTAAATCATCGTTAATACTCCATTTATCTTTTTTGAGAATGTTAAACATTCTTTGAAGATAATTTTCTGATGTAGGACTCTCAAATAAAACAGATGGATTCTTTTTAGTTTCTTCAAATTGAGAAAAAGTAAAAGACTTGATACCATCTGTGCAGATTTGAAAAGAACTCACATTCTCATGTATGAACTCTGGATTCTTAAGCATATAATCCATATAATCTAGATCACCTTTAAAATGGTATGCTAAATAATCTGGAATATTATTTTGATCTACACAATATTCTACTCCATTAATATAATAGTAACCGTCTCCAAATACTCTTACAGATAATTCTTGTTTATTTTTATCGTAATGAAAAAACAAACAAGTCGAAAGTAATTGCATTTCTGATAATTGAATTACTTCTTTAATCCATTTAAATCTCCAACAAATGTCAGAAACTACCTTTGTAGAAGTCAGCCTAAATTCATCAATTTCAACTTTTCCTACTATATTACATAGTAGTTGTGAAGCAAAATGAGAATCAATACCTGTTGAACATCCATCACATACACAACCAAAAACAGAAGATGCTGTCTCCTTTACGAAAACAGCATCTTCACATTGATTTTTATATGTGCCTCGCACACATAATTTACTCAGCATTTAGTAAAACAATTCTTTCAAGCAAAACTTGGGAATACGTATCCATTGCTTTTACTTGAATGTTTAGTAATGTTTGTTGAGTGGCATTGATTTTCTGAAAATTTTCAGATATTTGAAAATCTACCAGTTTAGCAATACGCTCATCAAGTTGTGCTTTTTCGTCAAGCAGACGTGTTTTAAAATCAGACATTTTATATGAATTTAGTTAAGTTTCAATTTACGAGTTTATAAGTTTGTTCAAAAACAGATTTTTCAATCCTGTAGACTTCACTAAAATCTTGGAAAGCCACAAGATAATCACCTTCATTACAAATCATTTTTTCTCCCCAAGGAGCAATAAAGATGAGTTGATCTTCAAGATTCCACTGTACAGCAAACCTCGGTTGAGGTTTAACTCTAGCAATACCTTTCATTTCAGGATGATAAAACTCTTCTATTTCGTAGTTTTGTATAAACTGTGCTAATGTTAATACATATTTCTCATCTTTGATTCCAGTGATTATAAGATTACCAACATGGGCAATATTTGTAGTTTCTACTTCTCCATCAATTGAAGTAACTACTTCTTGAACATCTTGAGAAACTTCAAAGTTAAATTTTCCAAACTTTTCGTAAGTTTTATAGGAAAGTTTTTTAAAATGTTCTATTATTTCTTGTTGTGTCATTTTAGTAACAGTTTGATGATAAGACTTATGAAAAACATTCCAAGTCCAACTGCTAATCTAAAACCAGCAGTTGTTTTTCTTTCATTTTCATAATTGTAAGATGTAATCAACGTAAGAAGATTCAATATTGAAAAAGCCGCAGATACAATTACAATTATAATTAGTATTAGTTTCATTTTATTTTTGTTTTTCAAGTTTTTGATTAATAGCATCTGCTATCCATTCTCCTAACTGGTTTTGAAATTCTTCTGCTTGATCTCCTTCAGGAAATAAGTTACGAATATACCCCCAACCTCTTACGTCAAGTAAAAGTTGGTTATTACCATTTTTATCTACAGCCAATATACAAAACCCATGTTCTACACAATAGGAGAATAGCAACCGTTCCCTTTGTGGTAAAATGTAAGGTCTTTTAAGTTTATCGACACATACGCCTCTCCGTTGTCAATTGCATCCTCGTGTGTTGGGAAGTCTCCATTTTCTGTTGTTGTGTCGGCTTCAAGCCAAAGATAATTGTCGTCATCATCAAGCAAAAAATCGCCTGTCAATTCGCCGTACCAATCAATCCAGTTCACGCCAAATTCTCTTTCAAAAATTGATGTTGCAGGATTAGTTCTTAGTCCCTGACGTTTCTTTTCAAGGTCAATTATCCATACCGCGTCACGGTCTATACCAAAGCGGGCGATTCCATTATTGAACGAAATAAATCTTTTATTGCTCATTTTAAGAATGTTTGAGTGTGTAGAACTATGCGTGTGCACCTATGCTTTCTATACGTCGCACAGCGCACACACTCACGTTTGTCATATACTGCATGATAGATATATTCTTCTATAGTCATTTTATTTTATTTAAGGGTACACTTTTTTATACCAGTGCATACATCTGTCGTCCCATTCTTTTCCATCAGGGGCATAAATGGGTTGCATCCTTTCAAAAGTTTGCTTAGGAGTTAAGGTAAAATGCGTTTTGTATTTACTCCTTATCAATTTTTTGAAAGCATTTAGTCCTTCCTCTTTTGTTTTATAGACTCTGTATGTTAGGTCTTTGTTTCTTAAATTACCAAAATTAAATCCTTCTGGTATTACTCCTCCTGTTTCTGTCAGAACGATGCAAATTTCATATGGATGAAGATTTTCTTTTTCAAGAAATTTCACCATTTTACTTCCGTAGCCTTTATAAGGAGAAACCCTATGTGCAATAATTTCTGGTGTTATATCCGAAATGTATTCATAAGGTTTCTCTATAAAAGGAATTCCTGTGTTAAAAATGAGGGTACACAGGATTAGTTTGATTATTCTCATAAACTTTCTTTAAGTAAGAAAGAACACGTCAATCTTACTGTTGAAGCAATACATATTTACCACTTTCAGTAGTAATAGTGTATCCTTCATTAATGTACTTCTGAAGGTCTTGAAGACCTGTTTTTACAATGTAGCCTTGGATAATGCTTACATATTGAGGATTTGTAGCATAGCCAATTCTTTTGATAGTCCGAAGTTGATTCAAAGAACCTTCCTTCTTTCCTGCTTTTGCGTAGGTTTTGCACATTAATTGTTCCCATTTTTTCCAGCCTTCTCCCCAAGTATTGTATCTAACAAATCTGTCAGAAGGAGCATCGTCATAAAACTGAACACAATGTGATCCTACATTACCTCTTTGGCCTTTTCTAAGACCTTTAACGTTGTTCTTTTTACATTTCTTGTTAAAGCACTTTACATTACCAAGATTCTTAGTAATGTTACATAAAGTACTTTGTCCCATTCTACTTTCAATGGCTTTCATACCAATAATAGTAGTTTCGTCAAGTCCTGTTTTCTTACCAACGTTTACTGCTCTTTTGATGACTTCTCCTTGACAAAGAAAATCAATCAATTTTTCATCTTTGATGATCTCTGTAATAGAGATTTTTTTTTCTTTTCTTTTGGAAAAAATAACAGGGATCATGTTGATATCAATGAACCCTTCTTTTTTTACTTCTTTTTTTACTTCTTCTTTTTTAACAGGAGCATGTTCTGCAATTTCTACAATATTTCTGTGATCTACTGTTTTAGTAGATTCTTTAGAATTAAGAAGAAAAGCCACTCCTATTAAGATAAGAATAATTTTAATAGATGAGGGTAAACTATTTACCCGTTCGTGAATAACTGTACCTGTTGAGGCACAGACCTGCATTTTTTTAATTACAGGCTTTAAGTCTACGTTTGACACTTTATTGAATCTGATGTAAAATTTGTGTTAGCCTTCCGGCTTCTTCATAATCTTCTTTTTGAATACACTTATCAATCATTTCTCTAATTTTATCAGGGTCTTTTTGTGACTGATTATAATTATCCATACTAAAAGCCACTATTTTTCCATAACATGCTTGTTTAGGGCTATTAAATCCTGGAGAATCTTGTTTTTCCCAAGTATAAGGCTCGTTAAAATATTTAAAACTATCTAGATGAGCAACATATCCTTCGGAAACTCTTGTAATAAGAAGACTTACTGTACCTCCGGAAGATTCATGAAAATTATAATTTTCATTCAGAAAAGCGTTTCCCTCTAAATCTACCCACATTCCCCAAGGAACAATATAACCAGACTGACCTACTTTTAGATTAAATAATTGATTTTTATTAATAAACTGTTCTGGAATTTTCATTTTAAACTAGTTATTATTGTGTCACACGGAAAGTAAGTTCCGTCACTATTTTGTTTGTATTTAATCTCAATATTATACTTTTTAGGATCGGAAAGGTACTCTTTAACTGCGTTTTCTTTTATTACTTGCTCTGCCATACTAAATACGACTAATCCTAACATAAAAGAAAACCAACTTGCAATAACAACTGTAGTTCCATCGTCAGACCCTAACGTTAATGCTATAATAAGAACTATTAAAAGAATAATAAGTAAGATGCCCATAATTTTTTAAATTGGTTTGAAAATGTAGGAACCTCCATGTTGTTTAGCAAAACATCTTGCGTCATCCAACAGATAAATTCCTATCTCTGTCTGAATATTTTCACGCTCTTCAATGAGCATGACTTTTTCTGGTTCTTTAGGTTTAGATATCCATCTACCTGATTTGTCTCTTGGTTGCATTGTTATTTTTCCCATTTTCTGCCTGTTAGCATTGAAAAAATACGTTCATAGTTTGAAGTCCTTCTAATCATATTGACACTAGAAAGATTTACAATTTTGTCTTTGTGTCCGCACCACATTTTAAATTAAGTTAAATTAAATAAAAATCCCACGTAACATTACTGCTACATGGGATAACCAAGCCTTTCATCTTTACTGTTTACGATAAACAGTTTTTCTTTTTAGAATACCTGTTTTTTCATCTTTAATGATGATGAAAAAATAAGTAGTAGGAACTCCTTTGACCTTTTTAGTTCCCTGATAAACTGTAATCCCATTAACTGTTTCTACAGGTGTAGAACCTTTTGTGAGACTCTCAACTGTTACTGGCCTTTTAGTAGTCCAGTTAGTACCCTCAAGTTGTCCAAATGACAAAAAAGGTACAAAAATCAAAATAAAGAGAATGTCTTTCATTGGCTGTTAAAAGTGAAAAATTGTTTCACATGAATCTTTTTCAACAGAAACCACGCTTCCGTTATTGTAACGGAAAGTTTTGAGTTTTTGCTGACATGTAACTCTTACTGCTGTTCTTTCAAGTTGAGAAATAACGTCTTCCATTTCTTCATCAGAATGGTTGTTTGCGTTATTTATACTCTCTTTCACCCACGCAGATACTTCTTTTTGTTGTTCACACGAACATACATAAACAAGTTGTTGAGTTTGAGTTGACATATCTCCGCAAGAAGTAAAAAGCAGAGAAATAAAAATTATTATAAAATTTAAATATTTCATTGATTGTTATTTCTTAGTCTTCTTTTTTACGCACGGAAATGCCAGTTTTATGACCATCTTCATCTTCATAAGTTATATCAAAGCCATTTCTTTTTTTTTTTTCTGGCCCTAATATCTTTTTTTCCTTTTTTTTTCTGCTGCGTTTATTGCTAATTCAATGTGCTCATCAGGTGTTAAATATGTTTCACCTTCACCTGATGTTGTGGTGTTATCTCTTGTCGTATATTTTCCATATACGAATTCATATAAAATACCACCACATAGTGCCAAAACTAGCAAAAGTAAAGGGTGTTTAAAAAGGTATACTACAATGTCTACCATAAGTTAAAATTTAGAAATTTAGAATTTAGAATTTGGATTTAAATAGTGATCCCGACAGGGCTCGAACCTGTAACCTACGCTTTTGTCTTGTGAGAATTTATTTGAATAAAACTCAACTGTTTGTTTTTTATCTTAAAGGATAGTATCTTTACGTTATCATTTAAACTACAGATATATGACAAAAGAATCATTAACTCAATTCATTGGACAGAATATTAGTGCTAATAAAATAGCAAAAGAATTAAATGTTTCGTTATCAACAATTCGTTACTGGCTTAAAAAACATAATATTAAAACTAATTATATCTCTTTTAAAAATAAAGTTAAACAGGATATTACTGTAGTAAAAGAAAAGTATTGTCCAAATTGTAATGAAATTAAAAGTACCTCGGAATTCTATTTGAGAAGAGATAAAACAAACTTTTCTCCATATTGTAAACCTTGTACAAGTGAACAAACTTTAAAGCGCCAAAGATTATTTAAAACTCAATGTGTTGAATACAAAGGAGGCAAATGTGTTGATTGTGGATACAATAAATATATTGGTGCTTTGGAATTTCATCATCTTGACCCTTCTAAAAAAGATTTTACTATCGCTAAATCCAAACTTTGCAAATTTGATTTTGTAATACAACAAGAATTAGATAAATGTGTGTTGCTTTGCTCTAATTGTCATAGAGAAAGGCATCATGTTTTGTAGGGGATAGAGGAATCGAACCCCTATTATCGGGATAGAAGCCCGTTTTCTTATCCGTTAGAAGAATCCCCCATTTTAGGTTTTTTGGAATTCTTGTTAAAACCAGCAAGTAATCATACTAACACCAGGAATAAATCCTGCTGCGTGAATAATTTCATCTTTATAAGGTGCTTCAAAATCACAGCAGATGAATTTATAAGCATTTACTAGCCAAGCAATAATTATGTATGCCCACAAGCATATCATAAAAATACTGCACCCAATAGGTGCGTTTGTCATTTTCAGTTTCAACATATTAATAGTTTTAGTTAAATTAAAAAATTAGGTTAAACCATTTAGGTAACCCGTTTCCTTCTTGTTTGTATGTCCAAAAAGCAGTCAGTTTAAAGTCATGCTCTTTTGAAGAATCATGCGTAATAAATTCGTCACGCCGTGTCATAAATTCAGAATATCTATCATACTGCTTCTTGGTAATTTCTTCACTAAGATTCCCGTTGTTAAATTGCGCTCGATATTCTTTATGCCCGTTTGCATAAGTCCACTCATATAAATGAGTAACTCTACCATCTTCTTGGGCTTTTAATTGTCGCAATTCTATTTCTATAAGAGCCATTTTTTAAACTTGTTTAAAATCTTTTTTTCTCCGAAGTTAAACTCTGGTCTATGTGCTTTATAGATTTTCAGTTTTTCTTCAGATGTAATTCTAAAATAAATCAGTTCTTCTTTTGGAATTTTTTTGTCCAGTACTACTCTATCTACATAGAAATCGAATTGTTCTCTGTCTCTGTCTGGAATAGGCCAGTAGCATTCGTAAACAAAAACACATGCCACTAAAATTAATAATATTTTCATTCTTTTTTTTTTATTTCTCGTAAAGTTTCCAAAAAAGGTCAAACGCAGATACTTCTATTTGGTATTGACAACAGGTGTATTTTATGGAATGATTTTCTGTTTCTATTTTTTTAGCGATATTGTTGTACCAATCTAAAAAATTATAGCCTGTAATTTTTTCAAAGTTTTTATGAAAGTCTTCCAAAGAATTAGGAGTACAATCATCTTGTTGATATAATAGTTTCATATAAATAATTAATTTTATGACAAATTAATTACAGGCCATGTACTCATTGGTTGTGAGTGACCGTGAAACCAATCTGAACTAGTATCAGGTTTAAGTTGATTTAGGGTTTTAAGTAGTGCATACGCATTTTCATCTCCGGTAACCCAATAGTAAACTTCGTTGTGATATACAGTGTTCTTCATTAAAAGGAAATTAAATTAAATTAAAAAGCCCCATACTACAGAATAGTATGGGGCAAAGTTAGAGTTTATTTTGAATTATTCAATCTTCTACCCAAATAAGGGTTTGACCAGAGTCATCAGTAATGACAATCCAACCAAAGTCACAAAGTGTGTTCATTACTTGTTATTTGTTAACTCGTTACTAATTCCGTTCCAAAGATAAAATGGTTTCCCATTTTGCTGACCCCTAATGGTTTTGTTGTTCATGTTATAAAGTACATCTGTAACGGCAATCCTTACTATAGGATTAATATCAAAATCATTAAATCCAAGCAAGTAAGTATAAGAAACACCATTAAGGTATTCTCTGCTAATAGACCAAAACGGGTATTTAACAGAAGAAGATTCACTAGAATCTAAAAGATCACTCAAGATAGAGCAGTTTTTGTAAACTCTACCTTGAAAAAACAACTTGGTCAGTTTGGTAATTCCGTTGTCTGTAAATACATATTGGATACGACCAGCATTAAAAATGCTGTCTGTCCAATATCCTTCAATAGTGTCGCATCCACCATTGCAGTCGATCCCTATCCATTCTTCATTCAGATGATACGGGCCTTTGTTATTACATGTGTAATAGGTTTGACTGTAAAGTTCTCCCTGAAGAGAAATAAAAAGGCTTAAGCAAGCCAAGATTAGATTATTTTTCATAATTGATTTAAGCGTTTTTAAATACTCCTGAATCTCCAAATGAGTCAGGTTTTTCAATATCATCTCCACATGGAGTAGGTTCTGTGTTCGTTAAACAAAAATAACAAGTATGCCTTGGTACTAAATGTCTGCATTTTCCATCATCATCTGGTTCAGCCAAACATCCTTCTAATTTAACAGAAGTTGTTTGTTTTTCTCTCGTCTTATTCCAAAACATAAGTTGTGCTTTTAAATCCTGAATCTAAGGTTGTTTTCAAGAACTCTCTTGTTTCTTCTCTCATGCACTCATAACAAGTACAGTCACTTGCATTACGATGAGTTTCTGGTTTCAGATCAAGTACAACAACAGTAACACTGTTTGTATCTTCTGCACAAGAATTGTCCCAGGTTGGCTTTTTTCTCCAGCAACTACACATTACTGGGATATTTTTATTGTTGTTTTTCATGTTTTTTAGTTTTATACAAAATATATGCCATTGTGTTGTTGAGATGACAGGACTTGAACCTATAACTTCCGCTTTATCAGAGCGGTACTCTACCAATTGAGTTACACCTCATTTTAAAATAAAAATTGCCCACACTCTTTCCACTCTTCACAATTCCGAATTCTCAGTTCTTTGTTTTGTTTTGATAGTAATTATAGTGTGGGCTTAACATTAGCGCGTAAATGTGTTTTTGGGGTTAAAATTACTTACGGTCAAAATCAGTGCCATTTGCACCAACTGATCCGTCTGGATAAATGATAAGCATGATGAAGAATTAAGTTAAAAATCAAATGAAAAAAAAAGCCACAACTTGCGTCATGGCTTTAACTAAAACATTTTATATGATAGTACCCCGAACAGGACTTGAACCCGTACACCCTTCTGGGTATTTGATCTTAATTCAAACGTGTCTACCATTCCACCACCGGGGCATTTTATTCGTGGACTCTACAAGATTCGAACTTGTAACCCCCTGATTATGAGTCAGATGCACTACCATTGTGCTAAGAGTCCAAATAAAAAAAAAAAAAAGAACTACAATTTACATAGTAGTCCATAATACAGGCTAACTTACTAAGTGTGGGAATGTCCACACGATGAGCATTTTCTTACTTTGATTTGTTTAGCGTGTCCTGGAATAGTTTGAGTAACTGTTCCATAAAGATCATGTTCAAATTCATACTTTTGGTCTACCATAGCAGTACTGTCTTTCATCAGTCCTCCACACACAAAACACGTATTATGGATTACTTCTTCAATAATTTGAAGATTAATAAATGGTGGAAATATCCATGTGTTTGTATTAAAATCAAATTTTCCACCAATTCTTTCATAAGACAAACCGAGAGAATTAACAACATTGTGTTTAAAATTACTTGAAATAACTTTAAACGTTGTTTGTTTGATACTGTATCCTATTTCAAATTGCATATCCGTTGCAAATTTAGATTGTGAAAATAAAAACAAACCGCTTGAAATGATATAAACTAAGCGGCATGAATAAATCCAGTTTAACCTTGGTAGCATGTGAGAGAATCGAACTCCCGTAAATAAACAACAGACATCACTCTGTTTAATGTTTATTCCTATAGGTTTGATGAAAACCTACCCACCAGAGACATGCTGTTTAATTAAAATGTGGCATCCACTTGGGACACTGCACAATTATTTAATGAGTAGAATAGTCCCAAGTTAACCTTTCTTTAAGCCTTGTGCTCAAGGTCTTTGTCATTAAATATACTTTTCATTATCTCACCATTGCTGGATGTTGAACTCTTTCGAGTGAAGAGGCAGATAAGGAAACGTCCAAGCATAACAGCATTTAATCTGTTCATCTTGTATTGGCCTATTTATGTACAATTAAGTACACAATGTCCATCTGCTGCCAAATCTAAACACGGAAGTTGCAAAGCATCTCCACTTAGAACTCGAAACGAATTCCTATGTTTAGAAGTACATCATCTCCTGTCTTTACCAACCAAACTTCCACCATAATTGTGAGGCAAGCCAAAGCCTGTTGTTCCACCAACTTATGTTCTATTAAAGGAATTGTGATGAATCCTATTCAGGATTAAGACTTTACGGAGTGATTACCATTCTTGATATGTATGTCCTTCTAATATTTTACCATTAGGACATTCCACTGTCCAGTTGGAAGGTATGTTACATAGGTTTTGAAACCACATCTTACATTCGTTTAAAGAGTTAAATGATTTGTAGGTTTCTTTTGAACTCTTATGATATGCTTTGAACATGACATGAAATTTAAGTTAAGAAATGTTACCTACATTTCTGTAGGTCGCACAATACCAACTAACTCTTGGCCTTTGAGTTAATTGATTAGGATTGTATATCGTACATTTTACGGGTCATCTACGGCTTTTTATGATGACATATTTAATCCGCTTACGATATAGTTTTAGATATACAAAACGCCTATTAAACAGTTTAATAAATCTCTTATTAGGCCGAGGTATCTTTCGATTTAACAGTGCTATTCGAGTTAAAGGTTTACTACAGATATACTGTGAATCCTAAAGATTTATTTACTGTGGGTTCCAACCCGGCTGCCTTCCCTCTGCGTAGGATATATAGCAGTTCAACAGTTTCGACTTTGACATCTTTAACTGTTTAGGTTATCCCATTTAAGGGCTTACAGAGTATCTTTCGATCTCATGTGAATTATTCCCTTTCATATTACTACGAAAGGTTGAAAGTCTTATTACCTGCGAATACCAAGTGAAGTGAGTATATGAATTGCAGGATTTGGTGAGATGGGCGAAGCCCTAATAACACAAATTGACTTTACCCTGTCTTATGTAAGAGAGGATTTGTGTTATTTTATTTTATTTTTACGTCTGTTCCCATATACATAGAAACACCATACTTTGCTTTCCAATTGTTGAAGTACATACACATACCATTTGTGTAAGTTTGGTTTGTGAGTAAATCAACAACTTTTTTAAATATGGGACTTTCAGATGTTATCTGAATTTTGAACAGTTGGTCAATTGAATTAATCAATTGTTGTTCGGTGGGTTCCAAGACAATATCTTCTTTTGATACTTTAAATTTCACATCATGAGAAGAAACATATTGTTCTCCAGGATAGAGTTCTTTTCCTACCCAATCTTTCCCGTTTGTAGATAAGACTATTTGTGGCATTGTTAAAGAGTTTAAGTTATTATTTAGCACCTTTCTTTTATTTATGTATGGTCTGGATTCACACACATGATGTGGCAGAATTGTAAAGGCTACAAGAAATATTTTGTGACATTTATCAGAAATAGGAAAAAATAGGAAATAGAAAAACTGTTATTTTAAAATTTTACCCAAACACCATACACCAATGGTGTTTTTGATGGATT